AATCAAAGGTCCATCGAGGCACGCAGCAATGTGGGCCTTGCTCGCTGTGGGACTGTCCACCGTGCCGGTTGTGCTTTCCACCACCAGCCTGGTTTTGAAGGTGACACAATGAGCGACGGAGCAAAAGACGCCTTGACTTTCCAAAAGGGCTATGTCCCCAACATGGACGGCATCAAGCGCAGGGTCCCGGACACCGCCCACCTCATCGATGACGACCCCCTGAGCCACCAGGACCACTACACCCACAGCCCCCTCGGGCCGTCGGATGTGACCGAAGCCTGGGACCTGCCGGCCCACCTGTCGCACACGGTCAAGTACCTGGCCCGGTACCGGTACAAGGGGGACGAGTTGGGGGACCTGCGCAAGGCCCGGTGGTACCTTCAGAGGCAGATAGAGCTGGTGGAGAAAAGCGCCCTGCCACCAACAGGGGGGGCTATCGGTGGCAGGGCTACCCCCGGGGGGTCAAAGGAGCAGGGCCAGGTAGACAAGTAGCACAGCTGCCAGCGCTGCGATACCTACCTCCTCATCGGTCATCATACTGCCGCCCTTTCCCTACACGGCAACGTCGAGCGAAGCGTGCCACGGGGATACCCCCGGGGGCGTCTATGCTTCAGGTGTGGCGACGAAAGTTTCGGCCAAGCTGGATACTCTGCCAGCGGGAAATTGAACGGTGAAAACTTGGGACTATCGTCGCCAAGATTGGCTGACACCTCGGTAGACTGATAGAGGATGATGGGCGGATGAGATGTCACGGTCCAAGTCGGGTCAGTCGTTCCACTGCACGACCAGCACCTGCCACAAAGGCATTGAAAGTAAGCGTTCAAAACAAGTCCCCCGCGATAATCGCTTCCGCGTTGCACGAATAGCCGGACACGTGTTCCTTATCACAGAATTGCTGCCACCGGCGCCGGGCCGCCTTGCCTTTCAACCAGCCGTCGGGGTCGCCCATGCCCGACGACTGCATCACGCCACGCCCCGGCTGCCCGGGTTGGTCTCGCTCGAAGATTCTGAGCCGGGGGTTTTCCGTGGTGTCACCCTTCCCGACGTGGGCCCTGACCTCCCGGCCGCTGTAGTCCCTGACCACCGCAGCGAAGGACATGTCCCCGCCGTCACCGTAGGCCGAGGGGAACCACTGGCGAGGTATCATGCCGGGGTTGCCACCACACCAGCACGCTGCCAGGCCCAGGAGGGCCCCTGGGGGGCTCCGGTCTCCGAAGGCACGACCTAGCTCCTGCGCTTCACAACGGTCCACACGCAGCCCACGGCGGCTGTTCACGAGCCACTTGGTGCCACCGTGGCAGCAGATGACCAGCCGGTCCAGGTGGTCGTGCTCCCGGACCGCTCCCAGCAGCTCCCGGCCGGTGTCCGCCTGGAGGATGGTGGACCCGTTAGGCTCGCTGGCCAAGACGTCCCCGATGCGGTGGGCTGCTGCCTCGAAGTAGGCGTGTCCCCGGCCTCTGGTCGGGTGGATAATCAGACAGGTCATTCCTGCTCATCGGCTGGGGGTGTCGCCACCTCCAGCACACACTCCACGCACGATTGACAGGAGGCGATGCAAGCGGCCTGCTCGGCTGGGGTCATCGATGCACCGCAGCCACAAAGGGCCAGGGTCAACAGTAGGGCTGCGCAGGTTTTCATCTTCGACCGCCTCTCTTCTCGAGAGCCTCTCGGGTCTCAAGTCTGAAGTCTCGAAGGTTCTTACTCATGGAGTCGATGCGCCGAGCCGTTTCGTCTAGCTTGGCGGACATGGCCGCGACGTCGGCCAACCGGGCATAGCGGTCGTTGGCGTTTTTGATGTGGCGCTCCATCATCTCCTCGCAGTGGTCCTCAGCTGCGTCTTGCGCCAGGGTGTCAGAGTGGGACATGTAGGCCGTCGACCCCCCGACAGCCGATAGCAGCGCCACCACCAGGCCCACAGGGATAAGAGTCTGCTTAGTCGCTGGCGCCATCTCCACACCCTTCCCGGACCAGGTCGATATCAGCTTGGAGCGCCCTCCCATATTCGTTGTGTGGGTCGTGCATTACAGAGTCAAGGGTGTAGTCGTGGGCCAGGCCAAGGCAGTGGCCCAGCTCGTGACCCAGGACGTGGGCCGAAGCGGGCCAACGGCTGGTCAGGCGGATTTCGCACGATATGACAGCGCCGTCGACGTGGACCAGGTGGGCCTCCCCTAGTGCGTCCCCCTCGAGGCCGTCGTGCCAGATGGTAATGGTCGCATCAGCCAAGGCGCCCCGGACAAAGAAATCCTCGGGCCACAGAGCCATGGCGTCCATCACCACCAGGGGGTCAACGTTGGCGTTGCCGTCGATGACCATCGGTAACGACGCCGGGCCGCAGACCCCTTCGAGCATACCCTCATCATAGGCGCCGGGGCAGGCGACCAGGAGCACCGTGGCCAGGGCCCAGGGCCTCATGAGATATCCACCTCAGCGACCACGACCTCGGCCACTGTCCCCACGACGACCATCTTGCCGTCGACCTCTCGGACATGGACCTGCACCACCTCCCCGGCGTCGGTGACCTCCAGGTCAACGCTCCCCGAGGGGACGTTCATCAGCATCCGGCGGCCGTGGAATATGTGGCCGGGGTTGTCCAGCTTCGGGATGGCCGCTTTGGCCTTGGCCTTGGTCATGTGCTTTTTGCCGGTCTTGAGCTTGGCCTTTTTCGGCACCAGCCAGGTCCCGTCACCTTGGCCCATGGCCTCGGCGCAGGGGCTGTCCGTGGAGTCAACTAGTTTCATGCGTCTTTCCTCCCCTGCCAGGTCTCGAGGTCTTCATGTATCCCGCTGTTCAAGTTGTACTCCCCGGGGTCGATGGCGCCGACCACGATACGAGACTCGGCGGGGGCCACGAAGATATCGGCCTGGCGCGTTGCCCCTGCGGCGACCGCGTCGTTGACGATCTCGCTCGAGAGCGTTGCACCGTCCTCCATTTGCCCGAGGGTCAAGCGGACGTGGGCACCCGCGGCAATCTCAATGCAAAAGATTTGGTTGACGTTGGCCGGCGTTACGTTGACCGCCTCCTCGCGGGAGTAGTCCCCGACGAGCACGGCCCCGTTGGTGTAGACCGCGCCATCGAAAAGCCCCATCCTGACCTGACCGGCAGCCACTTTGCGAAGGCGGACCGACAGGCTGTGCCCGGTGACGGCCCCGGTGACTATCCCGCTGGTCAGGTACTGCACGGCCCCGGTGACGTTGTTACAATCGATGGTCCATTCCCCGACGCGGATACCTGCGGCGTCAAGCTCCACCAGGTCGCTGACCCGGGCAGGGACTACCCCGCCGGTGCAGGCCCAGCCACCTATGACGGTGTTGGCCCGGTTGTTGTAAACGTTATTGAAACCCTGGAATAGCTCATAGAGCAGGGCCGCCTCGCCACCAGACCGGGGTGCCCCACTGCCCATCAAGTGGACGTTGCCCCCGGAAATGTAGGTGCCCGAGGATGCCCTGGTGTAGGTCAGCGGGGCCCGGCCGATGCAACGCTCCCAGCCGGCGCACAATCGGTTGATGCGCTCTACCAAGTCGAAGCCTCCCGCCGAGAATGGGAGGGTGATGTCCCCACCGTAGTAGGCCAGGAGCATGCCGACCTGGCCACCATTGTCCATGGGGAGCGTCCCGTTGGGCCTGGCCGCGATGCCGACGCCTTCAGCGTTTCCGATGGCCGCTGCCACCGGGGTGGCCAGGATGCTAAGGGCCCCGGACCCATTGATGTGGTGCCAGAGATTCCCGGCGCCTTCGACTAGACCGATGAAGCAATTCCATTCGGCCGTCACTAGGGCGCTGTTACTGAGCCGGGCGACAACACCGTCAAAGACTTGAAAGATGATAAGTCCCCCGGCATCGTAGACCATCCACCCAGCCCCCGCTGAGCGGGTGGATACGTAGGCCTGGTTGCCCACGGACAGGGGCTTGCGCAGCATCGCAATAACAACGATGTCCTCACCGATGGCAGGGTCCACCACAGTGGCCGTGCTCCGGTAGTCCGCGCCACCATACCCTTCGGATGCAATGGCGTTGCCCATGATGTCAACAAAGGGCGTGGTCCCCGGTGCGGGTGCCCCGGTCGTTGCCAGCTGCGGCGCGGCGTTGGCAGCCCCGAGCCAGTAGGCGGGGGTGGTGCCCTGGCCAGCGGCCCAGCCGATGTCTGGCAGGATGCCGATGGCCTGCTGGACCAGGGCCACGACATCCTCGAAGGTGGCGATGTAGTCGAAGCCCACCCTGTAGACTTTGCGCCGCTGGTCTTTTCGGCGGGTCAGCATTACGGCCCCTTGACCAGGTGGCAGTGGTAAACGCTGGCCGCGGCATCCTGGATGAATGCCACGTACAGGTTACCGTCGCTGACCACCTCGCGGGGGCTGTACCCACCACGCCACCGGGACCCGTTGGCCCCAGCCACCGCGACGATGGCGTTGTTACCGGTGACCTGGTAGTGGTCCCCGGTGGCGTCGATCTCGTAAGTCCCCGGCGGGGTGAGCTGGATGGCCGCGGTGGACGCGCCGCCGATGGCACCGGTCAGATGCCCAGCCGCGCCGGCCAAGGATGTGTCGGGGGTGCTGGCCCCATCGGCGAAGTCCTGAGGGTTGATAACCCCCGTGTACGGCGTCCGGGGGTGGGCCATAATCAGCAGGGACGTGGTGGCGTCCCCACCGACGCGGGCAGCAAGAAAGCGGTAGTGACACTGGGCCCGGAGCTGGAAAGAAATCAGCCCCCCGGCCGCACCTATCTGCGTGGCGGGTAGCCAGGTGTCCGCGTTTTCCCAGGTGACCTGGTTGTCAAAGCTGACTTCGACCGTGACGGTAACACCAGCGGGGGCTGTTCCACCTACAGTGACCAAGCAGTTGAGCTGGACCTGGTCGTCGATGAAGAAACTGGGCACCCCGGCGCTGAGTACCTCAACGAGGGTCAGCAGCTCCGCGGCGGGGACCGCTCCTGCGGTGTTGGAGAATATCGGGCGTGCGTTGCCCAGCGCGTTATTGGCCATGGGGGTACCTCCTCGGGCGAGCTACCCCGCCCCTCTGCTGGGCTCTACAGGGCCGTGACGCTCATCTTGATGTTGAGGGTCTCCGCGCCTGCCACCGTGGTCAGCCGTGCCGCGATGCGCGTGCCACCGGCAATCGAGCCACAGCGGGGGACGTTGATGTAGGAATACCCGCCCGCGTCGGTCGCGATTTCCGAGAGCGGGATGTTGGCGAAGATGACTTCGGCAGCACCGGCGCCGGCGGCCAGGTCGATGGACCCAATCATGCCAGCGCTGGGGGTGTCAAGGCCGCAGCCCACGATGGTGAAGGGGCCGGCTGGCACGTTGGTTCCGTCGTCGACCTGGACATAGGCGCCCGCGACACCGGCTGCACCGGCTGTCATGGTGACACCTGCACCAGCACCGACGGCGGTGGGCAAAGAAATGATAGCGTTTCCTGCGACCTGCGGGTCAAATCCTGGCATGTCTTGCTCCTCTGGCCCTTAGGCCTGCTCTAACGTACCACGCTGCACGCGCGGATACCACTAGTTGCTGTTCCTGTCTATCCCCCGGCACCTGCTCGGAGAGTAAACGAAAACTTTTGTCCTACCGGGTTAGTGTCGTTGCACGCGACCCAGAAGCGTCCCCCGCCGTAGAAAACGTCTACGTCTTCAACGACCGTCGGGGTGATGGGCAACCAGACCTCATCCCAGGAAACACCGTCATCTATCGAGGCGTAGAATTGGGGGATGGCAACGCCGGGCGTGGCGGCAAGCAGGGCTAGGACCCACTGGCCGAAGCCGTCGGTAGCGATGCGGGCGCAGGGGTTACCACCGGCAGTGTAGTTGACAGCGTTAAGTGCGGCACCCTTGACCCATGTCGCCCCATTGTCCGTTGACAGGGCAACATGAGGGAAGCCCGTTACGGAATCGATACAGGCACAACCCCAGATGGAGCCCAGCTTGCTGTACCCCAACTGGTAGGGGACGAAGTTGGCCATGGCATGAGCCACCGCAGCGCTCCAGACGTTGTAGCCCCCTCCCGAATCGGTGGAGTGGGACACCTGGGTTGTTGAAATAATCATGGCGCAAAGGTTGCCCGCATCGTCTGGGTAGACGTCCCCCGCAGCGTGACGGTTATGGGCCACGGCCCCGACACCACCGGCCAGCGCGGGGGGTGTACCAGGAGCAGCAAAGGGGACGGCTACCCCGGTGCTAATGTGGAGGTTCGTTCCGTTCTGGTCATAGGCAAACCAGACCCCATCGCCCCAGGCGATGTTGGCGTAGACCTGGGCAGCGGATACCCCGGCCCAGACAAGCCAACCAGCGCCGGCTTCATACACGGGGAGCTGATTGCCTGATGCGGCGCCGGCTAGCTGAAGGACAACACCCCACGTTCCACTGACCTGGTCGACAGCCACGGCCATGCCACGCTGCCCCCAGTCACCCGCAGATGGGACCGTGCCACCAGCCTGGATGTCAAGGCCACCAGGGAAACTCTGAGACATCCTGGTAATGGCAATCCCCGCCGTGTCCCCGTCCAGCAAAAGGACCGTATTAGTGACCTCGTCCCATGTGCCCCGCACCAGGTTTGTCCCTGCGATAGGGTAACCCCCCATGGTCAGGGTGTCGGTGTAATTGTAGGGCCTCATAGCCGCGACGTTGTTTAGTCGCTCGGTCAGCACAAAGCGCTCAAGGTTCCAGATGGCCGGGGCCACCCGGAGCGACCCGGTGTAACCGTCGGCCACATGGCCCGCCGTGGGCAGTGACTTGCTCGGCTGCCCGACATCCACACCCGCGGCCCATACAGCATTCGTGGCCCAGCGCCTGTATCCTGGCTTCATCTCATCATCCTAACGAGGTATCCCCCAGTTGTTCCTGCTACGTTCGACAGCCCCTGCGTGGTGCTGGCTTCATCAGCCCCCGGCGTAGACGCCAGGGTAAAGGCGTCTGCTTCATCGTATGTCGTCCAGCAGAAGTCCCATTGGCAACCCGCACCACCGGCCAGCTGTACCAGCTCCCAGATACTTTGTATCTGTGTGGCATCGACGCCAAAAACACACGTCCGAAAAGCCGGCCCGGCGTAGGCGTAGTGGCCCCCATGCATTTCGATAGCGTCGATGTGCTCGGTTATGCCGATGCGCTCCAGGATATCCAGCAGCTCAGACCAGCGGCCGTTGGACCTGTTGACCATGATGCGGACTAGAATCCAGAGCCGATACACTTCATCGTCCGCACCGGCTATGCCGGGGCGTTCCTGCCCGACCAGGCTCCCCACCAGCTCCAGATTGACGCCCGTCGCGGTGTACACCGACCGGAGCGCCAACATCTGATAGGCCACGTCTTCAGCCGCCTGGAGGCCCCGGGGGTCGGTCAGCTCATCACAGGTCAGCAGGCAGTCCAGCATGGCCAGCATCCGCGGCCGGTCGGAGTACTGGGCAATGAGGAGATTCAAGTCATCGTCAAAGTCCAGCTTCGGGATTTCGTCGTCCCATGCCGTTATGTCCCAGGTTGGCATTATGGCGCGTTTTCCCCAGCAAAAAAGTCTATTGTGTACCGACGGATATTGCTCAAGGGGCGGAGCAAAGCGAATTGGTAGTTTCTATTTATCCCCAGACTGGTGACCACGCACGTCGCTTCATCAGGGTTTGCAACCCCCGCGGTCATCAACACCCTTGTCTCATCGATGGTGGAAATCGACACGGCTGTTTTTGTCAACCAAATTCCGAGGGGGGCTGAAGCCGTGAAACCGATGATAGGGTACAAGGTGCAGATGGCTTCATCCTCGGGGATGATATCGCTGTAAGTGACGGCCATCAGACTACCGTGATGTCCCCGGCCGCCACCGTGGCGATGCTGCGTTGGTCAACCACCAAGTCTATGACTCCCCAGCCGCCCCCGAAGAATTGCTGTTGCACCACCACATTGACAATGCCCTGGCTGTTGAAAGTGAAATCCGCCATCTTGGTTATGTAGACATCCAGCCCCATCGCGAAATACGCTAGGCACTCGGCAGCCACCTCAGCGGCCAGAACGGCAGGTCCCTCATAATCGGAATCGGTGGTAACGGTCAGGTGTAGCAATACCCGGCGCTCCGTGGCCCGGGTAAATTTGATAACGTGGGCATTCCCCTGGTCATCGGTGGCGGTGCTGGTGACTCCCCCCGACGCATTGACCCCGGCAGCCTTGGCCCCAAAGATGGCCGCAGCTATGGCCAAGTCAGCCGCTGCGCCGTCGTCCCAAATGATAGTCTCGAAGGCGTGGGTGGCCACCCCGTTGCCGTCTATCCAGTCCGTAGCGTTTTCCAGGACCAGGACTTCGATGACTCCGTCGACCTGGCTAACGTCCGCCCGGATGGCGTCCACCGTGGTGGAGCCTGCCGCGGCCAGCTCGACCTCCCGGCGCAGTCGTAGCGCGGTGTCGGTCTCCTCGGCCAGGCCTGCCGTGGCGTCGGCGACGTTGTTTACGCTGTTCCAGTTTGCCACCGGGACGGCTATTACCGTGATGGTGGCTGCCGGTGCCTCGTATACCCCGGCCAGCTCTGCCGTGGCCGCGACGACGACATCAGCCGGGATGCCCGCGGGGTTGGTCACGTCAACGTCTGTGACCCAGCGATTGGTTGCGTCCCCGTCGACCGACGCGATAGAGCCGGCTGGCAGCGTTATCCCGGCGTCCAAGTTGACGGTGAGGGATACGGTCCCGAATGTGGCCCCGCTCCTCTGGGTACCCGTCAGGAGCGCCAGGGCGGTAAGACTGTGGCCGGTCGCGCTGTCCGGGTCCCAGGCGCTATAGATGGCCCTGATTAGTTCTAGGATGGCCTGGATACGCTCGGTCAGGACCCTGACCAACTGGCCCGTCGGTTGGTCCACGGACAGGTCCAAGGTGGCCGATATGAGGGAGCGCAGCTCGGTCTGCATATCGGTCAGGCGAGTCTCGAAGGCGTCTATCGACAGACCTGTCGCGGTTAGTTCGTCGGCCATCAGGCTCCCCTAACTATCTGTGGTAGGTCCAGGGTAATGGGACCAACCAGGCGGCCGGTGTCCCCGATGGCATCGAAGGTCACCGAGCCGGTGCGGTTCACGTTGTCGATAGCCACGGTCAGGCTGCGCAGGGACGACACCCCGGGGGTACCGGTGATGACCTGCCGGAACACTGCAGCGATACGGTCCCGGGTTACACCCTTGGCCCATAGCACTCCACGCCACGGCACGCCCTGGCGCTGGTCCTGGTACCACTCGCCTTTGATGAGCAAGATGCGGCACCGGACGCGCTGGGCAATCATGTCGCCGATGTCCTCAGCGTCGTAGGGGTCGAGCCCCACCCAAGAGAGCTGGCCGTGCTCGTCCAGCGCCAGGTCCCCGACGTCGGGGTTAAGGGCGGTGACGGCCGTTGTGACTCGAAGGTCACTCATCAGCTGCTGACCTTGACATCGGGGCTAATGTAGTTGGAAAAAACTATGCCGTTGATGAGCGTGGCAATAGTAGCACCCGGACCACCAGGAGCAGCCCACGCTGCTGCAGCTGCTGCCCAGTTTGCGTGAGCTACTGACCCCCACGCTGCCAGCGCCGTAAGTGCTGGCTGTAGCACGTCCTGGAAAGTCTCGTGCATCGCAGCCTGGGTAGCCGCAGGACTCCCCAGCCGCAGCTCCGGTGCCCCGACCAGCGCGGCGTAGGCGACGGGCATCGTGAAATCGTCGGCCACCGTCGACAGGCCCGGGACAAAGAAGGCGGACCCGATGTGGTGTTTCCGTAGGTCGATAGCTGCCCCGCTCTGTCCGGTGCGGCGCCACTCGTCCATACACGCTTCGGTGACGTGGAGCGCTCCGGTATTCCCGACGGCCAGGGGAAACACAAAGTAGGCGCCCCCGCCCCGGACCCACTGGATTGGCACGTTGGACAAGATGGGCTGGGCCTCGGCCGTCGGCCATACCGTGGGCTGCACGTCCACGGTGGTGGCGTTGACGGTGATGACCTTCGCTGGCATACAGGTCCGAAGCTGGTCCGTCTGGGCCTGGAGCGCTTGAGTAAAGACCTCCTCAAATGTCGGAGTATCAGACATCAGCGGGCCTCCAACGTCAGCTCGCTCTGCCAGTCCTGGGCCGCAGTGTCCCCGACGTGGCGCACACGCTTTACAGCGTAGGACCCGCTGGTCTCCCGGGACTCCAGCACCACCGGGCGGCCGGGGTACAAGCCCCCGTTCAGGAGGGCCACAGCGGTTACGGTCCCATCAGCGTCGGGGGCCGGGGAGCCTATCAGCCCGGTCGTCGGGCTCAGGCGGATAGCTGTCGTCGTGATGGGCGTTGTCCCACCCCGCAGTTGTAGAGCTCCGTTCTGTATCGACCACCGAAGGCCGAGGCTGCGGACGATGCGGTCCACCTCGCGGTGAGCCTGCCCGGACAGCGTGGTCCCTTGCGTGAAGGTGGCGACCTCCCCGTTGAGGCCCACGGTGCCGACGTCGTTCAGGTTGCCCTCCCCGATGCCCAGGGCCGTGATGGTGTCCCGGAGCACGGTGGCGACCGGGACGCCCGGGGCGTAGGACCGTTGAACCGTGGCGTTACGCCAGCGCTGGCCGCCATCCTCAGCTTCTATCTCGGTCAGGACGTCCACGTTTTCGGCCCTGTTCGTGACCCCCCGGGGGCGCCTACGGCTGGAGGCCGTGCGGACGTCGCCGTCGAAGAGCATGGAGACCATGTCGGGGTAGCCGGCGCTTACCCGGACAGGGAAGGTTGCGGCATCGTCAAGGGCGCTACGGTTGGAGGGGGACAAGTTGATGATGGTCAGGCTGCAGCTGTTGGGCTCCCGCTCCGTGGACTTTTCAATCTCAAAGGAGCAATCCAACGACTGTTGAGCCTCCCCATCCCCGGCACTCTGGCCGCTGATGCGGGTGGTCCCGACGCGGATTTCCCACCGGCGTTTGAATTGCTCAGGCAACGTCTTCCTCGTCTACATATAGAAGGGCGCAACGGCTGCCGAGGTCTCGTAGGTCCGGGTCTAGTCCACTGCCTGTCCGCTCCCAGCACCATAGCTCCCCAGCCGGGCGCAGGGGGGATGTCAAGCGCTCGGTCAAGGGGCGGCTGGCTACCACCTTAATTGCCGTGGCCACTGCCGTCCCGTCCCCGGTCTCAATGTCGAGATACCAGCGCCGCTCACGCTCACACCACATCAGGCGCAATTTGAAAGCAACCCCGTCCAAGGTAACGTCTTGCTCATACCAAGATTCTTCAGTGGACGAGAATAGGACACGGATACTCATGAGCTACCACCAAGCCCCAGGGCGCGCCCTAGAGCGGGGAGGGTCTCTTCAAAAAGCACTTCCGCATCAGAACGATGGTCAGGGCCGCTAGGGATTGGTCCCCCTTCCGAGGCGTCCCCATCCGTCGCGCCGGCAGCTGCCGTCGCGCGGGCCCGCTCTACTCTCGGGCTCGGTGCGTCGATAGTGTCGGTTGACACCCGGAGGATTTCCCGGGCCGTTATGCTGGCGTGATAGCCGTCCCCGCTGTCATGGCGAACGGCTTCTGAGGCCGTGAGCAAAAGCATTGACTCGTAGTAATGACTCCCCGTTTCTATGGTAACTTCCGTCCCATGGAGTATCAGTTGATTAATCGTCGCCCTTGCCCTCTGAGAACGGCTCTCGGAGTCGGCCTCGAAGTCTCTGCTGGGAATGTCCTCCCTGGCCGTCGATGGCCCAGGGTAGTCACTGTGGACGACGTCCAGCATAACCCGCTGGAGGGAGGGCCGGATATGGTCTGTGATATCCGCTCCCTCTTCCACAGGGTGTTCTGTTGCCGTAGCCTCTACGTCGTACGTCTCGGAGATAGCCCCGTCCAACAGCAAGGATGCTTCTGCGGACGTCACAACATCCCCTCCACTGGGGTCTCTTGTCGTGGACTGAGCCAGCCAGGAAATGAGTATCACGAAGACCCCGCTGGTACAGCAGCTGCCTGGACCCTCTCAGCTAGACGCCCTTGGGCTTTTTCCACTTCCCGGCGGGCCGCTCTTGCTACCTCATCGGGGGTCATACCCGCCCCCTGAATGCTGATGGTCACGTCTGAACGAGCTGCTATTTCTGCAGAACGGGGGGTCCTGTCGGTGAGCCTTCCCCGGAGACGGGAAGGAAGCATCCCCTCGCCAAAACTCAAAGCTCTTTGGAGAAAACGGGGGTCAGAACGCCCAGAGGCTCCCCCTGCGCGGATGGCCTTCTGGCGCTCTCGAAAAGCTGGGCCAGCTTCGGACGCTGCTCTAGCAACGCTCCCGATAGGACGACCGGTTGACGTAAATTGGCTGATGCCCATTGCATCTAGCGTGTTAACAACCGGCATAAGATGCCGCGCAAGAGTAGCTATTTCATTGGCCACATTTCGGAATTGCTGAGCCATAGCCTCTAGTGTGGAGACTATCATCCCGAGACCAAAGCTAATACGCACCACCTCGCGGTCCATGGCGTTGAGCATGGACGTGAAATTCTCCCCTTCAGTACGACCCCTCCCAAACTCATTGACGAGCTGTTGGGTGATGCCACTGCCATGCTCCCAGGAATTCCACAAATCCTGGCTGATAAAGTATAGGGTGGCCACAGCCGCCGCAGCGAGCAGGATGGGCCAACCGGCCAGCAACCAGGCTGCTGCCCCTTTGAGCGCCACAGCCGTAGCAACGACACCCAAAGCAGTAAAGGCCCCAGTCAGTAGTCGCACCGTGCGGGGCATGCGAGACAGAGCCACATTGGTCCGGGTCAAAACACCTATTACCCGCTCTACTGTTGGGAGGATTGCAAGGACCAGCGTGCCCCGCAACGATCGAAAAGACAATTTCAACCGGGCCAGGTTATCGACGGCCCCCACAGCCGCCTCCCGGAATTCTTGGCTGATGCCTCCCCCAAAAGTATCAAGCTCTCCCGCCGCCTGCCGGATACCCTCGGCCCCTTCCGAGAACATAGGCAACAAGCGCCGGCCGCTGCGCCCCATCAACTCCATTGACAGGGCCGTGCGGACGCTAGAGTTTTCCATGTTGTGCAGGCTTTCGCCTACCATCTCAAAAAGTTCCGCTACCGGCCGGATTTCACCATCGGCTCCCCGGACGTCCACTCCTAGCTGTTGGAACGATTCCGCCGCTTCCGTGCTCCCAGTAGCTGCGTCGTTGGCCCGGCGTTGGAGCTGGCCAAGGGCGTTGGCAAACGCCCCCTGCTCTACTCCCGCCAAGTTGGCAGCGTGGGACAAACCCTGGAATTGAGCAATTGTCAACCCTATTTGTTGGCTGACTTTGTCCAGGTCGTCGGCCATGGTCAAGGTGCTACTGATGAAATTGCGAAAGCCCCTGACCACCAAGGACCCGGCCACCATTCGGCCCATATCCCGTAGGCTGTTGGTCGTTCCACGTACAGCCCGGTTGCCTCGCTGGAGGGGGCCCGAGTCAAACTGCACGCCGAAGCGGGCGAAGATTTCACGCAGGGCAGCCATTACTTTTTCGTGGCCTCCTCGTTAGCCTTGCGGGTCGCATGGTCTTGCAAGGACAGGGCATCCCCCAGGGCCAGGACCATAGTCGCGGGCAGTTGCATGGCTTCCCCCGGAGAGAGGGACAAGCGCTTGTCTGTCATCAGGTCGAGCTAAGGCCAGTCCCTTCTAAGATGCTCTGGTATCTTTACTGTTGCACCGTCGGTTTTGTGCTTTTCCCGAAGCCGGCCGCTTGCATCGGCCGCATCAGAAAATCCTGGAATTGCACCTTTAGACACTCGGCCATCCAGAGCAGGGCATCCTCGGGCTTCTGGGAGAACCAGACGTCCATGGCCGACTCTTCAAGCCTGACCCGGCGCTTACCCCCAGGGTGGACAAAGGTCTGTTTGCCCAGGATGGCCTGTAGCTCCCGGCCCTTTTCCCCCGCCACTCGACGTACCAGGCCCATGACTACCGGGGCCAGCTTGCCCTCGTCGGTGTCCATCAGGGCATCGACGCTCAAGTCCCCGGTGCGGAAAAAATCACTGATGGCCGGGCCTAGCACGGCCTCCAGGCGCTCGAGAGCGTCCATCATGTCCCACCAGCCCAAGCGGGTGATGGAGTACTTAGTGCCGTTGATGGTGCGGTCCACCACCGGCAGATTCGCGCTCTCCAGTTTGTCGTCGCTCATGCATCCCCACCGTCTGCATATTCGACCTCAAGCACCGTGCAGGACAGGACCCAGACGTAGTCGCTGGTTTTGCTGCCGAACGCGGGCTCAGGCCGTTTCATGATGCGCGCCTCGGCGCTGTTGATTTCGTCCCCATTGGGGGCGCTGATGCCCAGGGTAACGAAGTCGGCGGCGTCGGCGGCGTCGGACAGAATCTTGTTCCCCGTCGAGTCGTAGCGCAGGGTCACGGTGACCTCACCACGCCGGGACAGAATCTTGTTGTGGATGGTGGCACCATCCGAGGTGTCCACCGGGTCCCAGTCGTCGTTCGACCGTTTGTAGCTGACCCCCTCGTTTTCCCCGAAGCCGTCGATGATACGACCGCCGACGGTCAAGGTCACTTCTTGCAGGCTATACGCTGGCATCGGTCTCTCCTATGCGAACGAGAGCACGCCTTCGAGAGCGTAACTCTGCACGGCCCCGGTCAGGAGGCACGAGAAAGTCACGCCGGCGAAGTTGCGCGCTGCTTTATTGCCCGCGGTTTGGCTGGCCGCTGCCAACGCTGTGAAAGTGAAATAGTTGGTGCCGCCGTCGGCTTCGCTGTCCCGGAGCACGATGGCGCCCCAGGTCGACGGCGGGGTCAAGGCGGCGTAGATGGCGGCCCTCGCCACCTTGGGCGCGTCGGGGTCTTTGTACGCCACCTTTTTGCCAGCCCGCGCTGTGGCGGCCAGGGCGTTGGCTACCTCGACGGGGATGTTCAGGCTGATGTAGTCAAGGGTCAACTGGGTATCGACGAAGTAGGTGTTGGCCATCCAACCGCCCGTGGGGTCGACCATGCCGGTGGTGCCCATCAAGCCGTAGGTGTTGCCGCGGTCCGCGCGAATGATGGCCAGCTGGGCCTCAGACAAGTCCCAGTCGTTGGTCCCGGCCGGGGTCACACCCGAGAGCTGCTGATAGGCCAGCGTGGTGCCCCCGGGGTTGCGGGCCAGCATGGTGCCCATGGCGGCAACGCCCGGGTACTCCTCCATGGAGTGGGGGCTCCAGAAGGTGGTGACGTTGCGGTCCGCGGCATCGACGACCTTGCAGATGTTCCCTGCAGTGTCGTTGCGTACCGCGCTGTCCTGGGTCGACAGGAAGCCCAGCGCGGTTTTGCCCGTGATGCCGGCCATCGCTACGGCTGCTTCCTGCTCGGCGCTCGATGTGCTGTCGATGGCGTAGCCGTACCAGTCATCGTCTTCCAGCTGCATCAGGGCGATGTCCGCTGCAATGCCGGGGTCCGCGGTGACGTCGTCCAGGTCCAGATTGCGTAGGCCGTAGTAATAGAAAATCTGCCCGGCCGTGCCGCCAGCACCGTCGAAGGTGCATTCCACATCGTTTACGTTGGCGGTGAAGGTCAGCTCGTTGGTGCCCAAGGTGCCGAAGCCCGTGGGGTCGTTATTCATGAGCAGGGCCAAGGCCGTAGCCTCGGCGGGGATACCACCACCCACTGCCGAGCGGGTGTAGTCCCGTCGGATGCCCGTGTCAGGGGACACCAGGGAGACCGTGATCTGACTGTCCGCCACGTCGGTCAAGACCGTAAGGGTGATGGCCTGCACGGTGGGCGTGGTGCGCCGGCCGACCTTCCAGCTTGTTGGGCTGGGGCTCTGGCTCTGGAGCGCCCCCGCCATCTTGTACAATGGCGAGTTGACGTCCATGCCATCGGCCACCATCCCGGGCAGGGAGCTGTATTCCCGGACCAGGTCCCCGGCGAAGCCGAGGGTGTAGCCGATGAGGATGCTCATGCCCTGGTTGGGGGCTCGGAGACCTGCCGAGGCAACGCTCAACGCGAGCGTTGCCGAATCGGTGACGGGATATGTCACGGTAGTACCTCGTTTGTCATGATTGGATAAATGGCCCCGTCGACGTCTTCAGCTTCGCCGGTGACCTCCCAGGTATCAACGTAACCGTTGGTTGTCCCGGCCGTGTCGGCCAGCGAGTTAAAGAGTAGGTCGATGGCAGCGACGGACATAACCCGGTCGTCTTCTTTGGTCGGTATCTCTCGAGAGCCAACGACATCGGCGAAGCCCAACTCAGCCACCGCAAAAGCCGTCGTGCTGTCGGGCAAGATTAGTCGGTCCCTGATGCGCTCGACCAGCGAGACCGAGTCCAGGCCGTCGTCGATGTCGTTGTCACTCCACACTTGCACTTGAATCTGGACCTGTCGGAGACCCTTCTGGTGGGGGGTCATCTCCGCGCCGGCGGGGGCAGTGTTGTCGTAGGCCCAATCTATCTGGTCCCGGCCCCAGCGGGCGGCGGGCATCAGCTTATATTCAATCCACTGCTCGGCCTGCCAGCCCCGGGGGCTGTCCTTCTTGATGACGTTGTCCGCAGCTACGCCGGTGACCCAGGCCAGCCATGCCTTGATGGCAACGTGGATGGCGGGGATGTTCATCGGATGGCCTTGACAATGTGCGTGACTGAGCTACGCAGCTGGCCGGTATCGATGAGGGGGACGTCGCTGCCCTTGCGCTTGATGGTGGCCTCGGCCAGCGCGGGGGCGATGCGGTTACTGATGCGCTCTTGGATTTCTCCAACGGTCAGCACACCGAGCTGCTCTAGCCCGATGCGCAGGGAGCCCTTGCCCCGGGCGATGCTGTCGGAGATGGCCCGGAGCCGGGCCATGATGATGGACTCGTTTTCGTCCACGTAACCGCGCAACCAGGAGCGCTGTGGAACACCGATGCCAAACTCGTGGCGCTCGGCCACCTCGGCCGTGGTCATCCCCCCGCCCTCGTAAGTGTCCCCGGCCTCGGACCCCATGATGCCGATGTCCGTTGCCAAGGCAGCGACGGCCAGGTCTTTTAGGAGCTTGTTGGCCCCCTTGTCGACTACGCGGACCGTCACGGTAGCAGCCGCCAGGCGGTGCCCACTTGCTTCTCGCGGCGGGTCCATTCGTCGCCGTAGATGGTTTTCTTTTTGTCCTGGACCAACTTGAGCGAACGCCCGTAGGGGGACAGGGCCAGGAGATGGCAGGTTTTCCACTCTACCCCAAAGTCGAAGTCATCACCCCAGACCTCTTCGCAATGGAGTAGAGTGGCCTGCGCAATGAACGCGGTGATGACAGCATCGGGCAAGGCCGAGTTATCAAACTCGGGGTGATTGACCTTAAGCGATGCTGCCGTCACGGCCATCGGCTACATGTCCGCGTACAAGATGCCGGTCGTGTCGGTGGCCTTGATGCCGCCGACCCTTCCGTACACGACCGTCTCGAAGCCCACGCCCGTCCAGACGGGCTGTAGGTTCTCGGGCATCACCGTGACGATGCCTTCGGCTACCCTCTTCTTGTTGGCGAAGAGGATGACCCTTTCACCACCGGCCGCGCCGGCAGTGTCGAGGCGCCACCAGGGGCGGAAAGTGATAAGCGGGTACCGGCGCTTGAGTGCCTCCAGTACCGTGGACTCGCTGCCCGCCGCGACAGCCAGGAGAGACTCGAGCCGGGACCAGGTCTGGGAGCCCATCAGGCAGTCCGTGGGCTCGTGCACGTTGCCGCCGCGGAACCGCGCCATCATGATGGAAAAGTCGTTCATGATGTTGGCGGCTGTGGCCACCGTGTTCCACGTTGCGACGAAAGCAGCCGGAACACCGACCGTGGCGATCTCGACACCGGCACCGGCAGCGGCCCAGATTTTCGTGACCTGGTTTGCGAAGCCGATGATGTTGTAGGTCGCATCGCCGAGGGTGAGAAGCCGGTCAAATTCCCGGTTCATCAGCTCGTTCGCGGCGGCCATCCCCATCGAGTCGAGGGGGACACCGGCCATTGCCGCGGCGTCGCTCTGCTGCAGGGTCATGGCCCATTTGACAGCCAGGCCGATGATGCGCGTGGCCTCCTCTTGACCCTGGAGGCTCACCCGGTGGATGTCCTGGGCTTCGCCTGCCAGAAGGGTGGGCTGCCCGGTGACACTGTAACCGCGTTGCATGACCGTCTCGGCGCCCCGAGGGATGCCGCTGGCCATGGGAAAAATCTGCCCGGTGACAGCCATCAGACCGGGATACTCCTGGTCGATGTTCTCAGCCATCACGTGCTGGAGCTGCTCGGTAAACAGCCCCGTCGCGGTGTCCATCCTGACGGTGGGGTCGGAGAAGGAGATGTTCTGGGCGCACATGGCCGCGGTGCTCTTGCACCAGGCGTCCATACGGGCAGCGGCTGCCTCGGTCTCGGGGTGGATGTAGCTGACCGAGGCGCGAGCCTCGAGAGCTTGCATGAAAGATGCGAATTGCGTGGGGTCCATGACTAGCCTCCCATTCCGATTTCGATGAGGCCAAGCTCCGTGGCAGCCACCAAAGTGGTCCACTTCGCTCCCAACATGGTGGCGTAGGCGCCCGCAGCCGGCATCGGGTTGACACCGTAGAGACTACCAAGACCACCACCACCGGCGGTGACCCGGACGTGTACCGGCTCACCGGGTGCGGCGCCTGCTACGCAGACTGCCCAGACGTGCCCGATGCGGACACAGGACAGCGTCTCGAAGGCGTCGAAGGTGACCGCGGCCACTGCACTGGGCTCGCGGGCAATGTCGTAACAGGGGATGCCTGGGTTATCCAGCGTCCCCAGCTCCATCAGGGCATCGTCGACACCGATGTCGATGAGACCCGTCGCGGCGTTGGATGCACCAACGTCCACCTGGCGGACCCGAGCAAAGCAGCTGCGCCCGGTCAGGACCACCTGGACAGCGCCGGCATTGTTCCTGATGAAGCGCTCGCTGATGGGGTGGCCGTTGGCGTCGTCACCATAAATGGTGTGCTCGACGTAACCCAGGGGGCCGTCGTGGCCGATGTCAGCGTCGAAGGTCATCGTCAACACCCGCGGGGGGTTGATTCGCTCGATGCCGATGATGCCATCGAGGTCGGCCACTGCGGTAAGCGCGGCCGGGGCCACGACGCTGGCCAAGTCGATGGCGATGGCGTCGGCGTCGGCCACTGGCGCGACGGTCAACGGGGTTACCTGCTGGCGCGTGGTCAGCCGGTCGGTGCCGTACTGGATTGCAAATCCTGCCCGCACCGCGTTTTCTGCCACGTAGCTGTCGGTCCCACCGGCGGGTGAGTCAACGAGGAGGCCCTCGATTGCCACGCCAGGGGCCGCTTGGTTGTCTGTGTAGAGGGCCATTAGTTGGCTCCCTTCAGCCGCTCGGCCTTGCGGGCCATGGCGGCGGCAACAGGCGAGACCTGCCGGCCGTCGGTGTGCTGGGTCAGGGCGCGGGTGATGACCAGGCTGCTGTCGGCCTTGGTGGACTGTTCCACCGCGGTGTCGAACCGGCCGCGCCAGTAGTCGTCGGAGACCTTGTCATCGTCGTCCACGCCGAGCGCGGTGACCATGACCTGCCTGTCGGTCAGGCCGTCACACTTGATGTCATGCTTGACCTGCTGGGCTTTGCCTTGCAGCTCGACCCGGGCGGTGACGGCGGCACTGATGGCCTCGGGGGCCGTGGCCGTCTCCAGGGCGTCGATGCGCCCCTTGTGCTCGTCGCGCTCGGCGGTGACCTCGGCCAGCTTGGTCTCGGCCTTGTCGGCCCGCTCGGTGGCCTTGGTCAGGTCCGCCTCGGCTTGGGCGTCGTGCTTGGCACGCGCTTGCTGCCAGGGGATGGTGCCGACCTCGTGATCGACGCCATCGATTCTTTCAGTTGCCATGGGCTTTTTCTCCTTAGGTGGGGCGGGCTCCAATGGCACCGCGTCTCCGTTGCTGTCCAAACGTAGGGCCACCGTGGCCCCTGCTCGCCCCCACCCGGGAGGGCCCAGGGCGACGTGGTTATAGGTGATGTTCGTTTGTAGGGCGTCGTAGGGGGTGCCGTCGGGCGCGGTGCCGGGGGTCTCCACCAGGTCCGTGGTGTAGCCTGCGCTGGTCTCCTTGCGGGCGCCGCTCTCGATACCGCGGATAAGAGTGGCGTCCTGGACGGTCAGGCTGGTGGTGATGTGCTCCCCGTCCATGGTGCCGGCGGCGGCATGGCCCCTAGAGACCCTCGTGAAGGTCTCCGGGGTGACGGGGCGGGATGGGTGGAGGTCGGTGACGGGAGCGCCCCTGAGGCTGGCCAGGCTCTCGGGCCGGCTCGCCTCCTCGGGGCTACGGTATTCGACGCGCTTGGACCCGTCGGCTTGGGTGTACTCTAGGCAGCCCGAGCGCCCGATGGCCGCAGGGACGCGCAAGCCCCCCTGGGGGGTGCGCTCTGCTTTGTCAAGTCGGCCGGTCTCAATGCGGTAGGCCACATGGAGAAGGTGTCACAGAATGTTACACCCTGTCAAGTGGGAGTGTATCAGAATGTTACAGCGCGATTTCTAGTAACTTTTTTCTAAGGCCTGGATTTCATTACCGGGACGGGTCCACGTTCAACAGCCGCCTGGGCCCCCGACGAGCTCGCTCGGCTCGCCCTGATGGTGGGCCCTGGATACCGGCGAACAGGGGCACCACCGGTGTCCCAACACACCGGCACTGGACGGGCTCCCCGGGGTTGCCATCCGAGGGCGGGTTGTCGTACCGGAACTTGCGCCCCTCCCGCTCCTGGTGCTCGTCGCGGACGCGCTCATCCTTGGACGTGCTCCAAATGTACTCCTCGATGCCCACGGCCCGGGCTCGGGTCTGGGTCACCTGGGCGTTGTAGGTCAACACCTGGTCCCGGGCTATCAAAGCGGCCCTGGAGTCCGACACCCCGAACCTTTCTTTGAGCTGCCGGGCCAGGACTTCAACCCTGGTGCCCCTGAGCTGGGCCTGGCGCACGACCTCTTCAACGTCACCGAGCAGACCTTGGTGCCGGAGCCTGACGGCCTCGAAGGGGGCCATCACGCCGGACTCTATCAACTGGATGTTCCTGGCCCGGAACAGGTCGGTAAAGTCAGCTAGCCCCGGAACGTCCTTGGCGATGTCCACCCTGAGGATACGCGCCATGTCCCGGCGCGCGTGGCGGTCCACGGCCGTGGCCGTGCGATTGATGACCTGGTTGACCCCCTGGTTGTCGTCCAACCACTGAACCAGGGTGGCGCGTATCCAGGCCAGCTGGGCCGTGACAGAGCGGGTGTCGAAGGTGCTCGGCCGGGGGATGGCCCGGCCTTCCACGATGGCCTTGCGCTTCAGCCAGCGCCGCAGGGAAGCCACGGCCCTGTCGGTCTCATCGTCGTCGATGCGTTCGGGGGTGACCCAGATGTCAAGCAGGGGCTGGAGGCCGTGGGCGATGATGGTCTGGGCCTCGAGCCAGACCCGGCGCAGGTCGGAGATGTAGCCGACCTCGGCGCTGCGGGGCTCCTTGGGGCGGGGTACTCTAGCCAAAGCCAATTTTCCTGGTCTCCTTGTCCCACTCTTCGGCTATCATCTCGTCAATCTTGGCCCAGTAATAGGTCTTGACATGGGCAATATGCAAGGCGCTGTAGTAGGCCCGGACATGCTCCTCTATCTGTCCTATCATTTCCTGTTCCTGCTCCCCTTCGGGCGGCCCCTCTTGCCCTTGGACTTGGCCTTCACAGGCGCGACCACTGGGCTAGGTACCGGGGGCTCCTTGGCCATCGGGGGCGCAGCGCTATGGGCCTCGGCCGCAGCCTCGGCCAGGGCTACCAGGTGGGCGTCGTCCAAGACGGCATCCTCGGGCTCAAAGCTGGTGTGCTTTTCCCTGTCGATGTTCTCGTAGCCCGGCTCTGGCTCTGGCTCTGGCTCTGGCTCTGGCTCTGGCTC